TCTTTTGTTAATCTTGTTTACAAGAGCCTGATTACTGAGGTCACCTGTGTACTGAACCACAACAGGGTCGTGTAATCCACCTTCATACCTTGTGTTGACGACTGAATCGCCCAACTGCTCTTGGTGAATTTTCGAAGCAATAAAATGCCGCACACCTATACCGTGTATTCCATCAGTAGGAAAGCACTTGAAATGCACTACCTTATCGTGAGGATATACAACGAGCTGACCTTTGCTGTCATAATAGTAATAATAAACAGCATTCTTTTTGCCTATAATTCCTGCGTCATCCACGAGGATTTGAACTTTTTCGGAATCAAGCAAGTATAAACCTGTTATCCTTCCGCGTTCGAAAGTATATACCCAGTAGCCATTACCGTAATGCAGGGTCATAAATTTTGTTGCCCACTTAAAATCGTAAGCTGACATATAAGAGTTTGGCCTGAGAGTGAGCATTTCGTAAAGTGGGTGCTCTCTGCAAATTCTTGCACCGCCTTTAGGTAGTGCCTGCATAATCTTCAAGGGAAGTTTTGCGAAAGCATTGCAGCGGATGAGCATACAGGCATAATATGTAGCTGAGTACAACGCAGGCCCGGGAGTTATAATATCGCTTATGCCAAAAAAAGAGTTTAACTCTGAAACAGTCGGGTTTAAAGAGATTTTTTCAGTAGTTTTTGAGGAACCCGATTGAGCTTCTTGCTTGGATTCTGATGTAGTCGCCTCATTTTTAGGCATAATAAAATCTGCTAATTTTCTTCTGAAGCTCAATTTTCCACCTCCTATGAATCCAACCAAGACATTACTAATGCCTCTGAATCAGTAAAATCATGATAATATGCTAATTTAAAAGCACAGAGAGTAGCGTCAACAGGGTCGATTTTCTGCTTAACTGCATCTTTGTCTATCTTAATTAAGCCGTTAGAGCTTCTGGTAACGGCATTTGCCATAGCAAAATTAAGTACAGGGTTCATAAGCACAATAACGTTGCCGTCGTAAACCTGCTCTCTGAATCCTGCCGTAGCTTCATTTAATGACTTAGGGCTTTGGTAAACTTCTTCCACTACGTACTCTTCGGCAAGTTCCATCATAAGTTTAGAGGCGTTAGCCGGGTCAAAGCACAAGCACTCGATTTTCCACTCGTGTTTTTGTACGAAATCAAGAACGTAATTCATAACTGCCGTTTGGTCAACGATGGGCGTGTTGGTAACGGTAATGAAGCCGTTCCGCTCCCACGCATCGTAAGAAACCTTATCGGTAAGTGCTCTTTCCATAAGTTTTTCGCGATTAGGTATAAAACTATGGGAATAAACTATGTATTTTACTTTGCCGTCGAGCTGTACAGGGATAATAAAAGCAACTGAGGTAAGGTCAATTTTCGCTGACATATCAAATCCAACGTAAACCGACATTCCTCTGGTATCAATGGGGCACTCTTCTACAACACAAGTTTCCCATTTAGCCATATCCATATAGGCGTTGTTCTTTGCTTGTACCCAGACATTGAGCATTTTTGTAAGGAAAGCTATCATTTTTTCAGGAACAACCAACGCAATTTCGTAGGCTTCCTGAATTTTCTTCCTGCCTTCCTCGTAGGTCATACGTATAGGATTTGCTTTTTTCCAGTTTTCGGGGTTATGTATATCGTCGCCTTCGTCTAATTCAAAGACATCGGCAAGGTAATTATCGTTAATAACACTTGTTACATCAGGATTAAGCAGTTTTTTTACGTACTTATATTCCTGCTGATAACAAGGACAGTTAAGGTCTTTGCCTGCTGTGGTAATAATCATAAGCAGTGCCTGCTGAGTATTACCGCCAAGGCCTAAGTCGTAGAAATCTGTGTTCGGGTGTTGATGGTATTCATCAAGAATAAGCAGTGCCGGGTTAGAGCCGTCGCCATTCTTACCGTCGTCTTTTGAAAGAGGCTTCAACGCACTACCGGTCTTTAAGTGAATGATTGCATTTCGGGTTATATTAAATTTCTTTCTTAAAGGCGAACCCTTAAGCATATTGTCAGCTTCTTTGAATACTATCTGACTCTGTTCTCGCTTGGTACCCGCACAATACGCCTCGTAAATCTCGCCCCACTTGGTGGATTCGTAAGCGATTTCATAAAGTGCTATTCCAGCCTCAAGCTGAGACTTTGCGTTCTTTCGAGCAACTTCAAGAAATGTATGAGTAAAACGCTTATACCCGGTGCCGTCCTGCCGCCAACCGTATATTTGGCACACAAAGAACTTCTGGTCAACAGTTAATTGTATAAACTGGCCTGCGAGCTTGCCTTTATGATGCTTGAGATAAGAGAACCAATCAACGATACGTTGTGCTTCAGCTTCATCCCAGTAAAAAGGAAAGGGCTCTGACAACGTATTTCTGACATCTGATTTCTTCAAATCGTCTAAAAAACGCTGGCAAGCCCACTTGTGTGCGATACAGGATGTGATTTTGCCGCTCAGACAGTCGTTTGCATAGTTGATTAGTTCTTGCTTAATTGTCATATATCACCAAATAGGTCGTTTATGCCGTCGCCGTTGGTTTTGACTTTAGCCATAGAAAGCTTTAATCTGGAAGAAACATCGGCACCGATGAGTGCTCCGAAGCGTCGCATTTCTGAAGCATATCTATGTTGAACTTCAATAAGCGGATTTGGTGCGAGACCCTGGGCTTTTTCAATGGTGAGCTTTTGGTCTCTAAGTTCTGCCGTTGCTTTGAAATACATAGAATACGCATTGCAATAGCCGCATATATTAGCTATATCCATATCACAGATTACAAGGATTTCAAGTTCTTCGATAAGCTTGACTATGCGCTTATATTCTTTCACAGCTACGCTATCCACCAGCAATTTTTTTGGAGGTTTTTTAGCGTAAGAAAAGCCGATTGAAATTGCAGCTTCTGCCTCTTGTTTTTCCTGTATTTGTTGTTGAGTTAAGTGTCCGGTCTGGTCTCCAACGAGCTTGGGGGGACGGCCCATTTTCTCTTTCTCCTTATTTTGCTTTTTTGTTTTTGGAAAATTGCGTAAGAAATACTGGGGGCGCGATGACGAAGTGAGCGACAAAAAATTTTGACCCTACCCCCCTGGGTAAAACTCTCTTTCAAATCGCTCTCTGAGTTCAAAAAGCAGCTTAATATATTTTTCGCACTCTCTCTTATAGAGAGAGTGAATTTCTCTGTGACTGCTTTCGGAAAGGTATATCAAGTTGTCAAAATCAGCCTTGCGGCTGCTGTCCATTTCGATGGGTACAATGTGGTGTGCGGTTCTGCCGAACTCTATTCGACCATACACGTAAAACGCGTAAAAATCTAAGCCAAAGAAGTGTCTTTTTGCACGTTTTCGAAGCTTTTTCCACTCATCTGTGTCATAAAATGAAACATCTTTGACATCAGACTTGAGTTTCTTGTGCCTTTGGCTCTTACAATCGCACTGAGTACCGGCAGGAATACGTTTATTACATCGAGAACATCTCTTGAAAAGCATTGTTTTTGCCTTTTAGATAAATTAAAATCTAAAACTTGTTATTTTACACTTTAATGTTACATCAACAAAAACGAAAAAAACGAAAGACTTTTATAAATTATGAATTTTGTGTCTTGAGGTAGTTGCTACAAGCCATCCGCACAGAGTCACTTGTGCAACCTAAACGATGTGCTGTCTGAGTCCAGCTTAAACCATCTGCATACTTAAGCTCAAACATTTGTCTGAGATAACTGTCAGGTATGGAGGATATAAATCGCTCAAGATTAGTGAGTTGTTCTATACAAAACCGCATCCGCTCGGTCTTTAAGCTTATAAGCTCTTTTGTCTCAGTAAGGTCACACTCCAATTCTCTAAGCTGAGTGATTTCTTTATCACACATTGCTATCTCACGTTTAAGGTGTCTGAGCTGTTTAAGTTCGCTTGTTGTCATATACTTTCCTCCTTTATCCATTGCAAAGCTGACCGCTGAGGAAACTCAACAGTCTGACTAAAAAATATTTACTTTCTTATTTTCCCGACATCTATGGGGACTAATGGCAAGAACACAAACACAGCTGATGTTCCTGTCAGGTCGTTATAGCTATATTCTGCTTCGTGAAGATAGTAACCTTTTGGAGCTTTAGGAACTACACCTGTTTCGATTTCCTTTATCTTTCTCTTGCCGAGTTCTCTAACCTTTTCCTTTGGAGGCACAAGATTGCGACTCCGTATCTGATGGCTCTTGCCTTTGGTATGCTTGTGTATGTACTTGGCAAGATTTTCAAATCTGCCTTCAATATACATAGGCTCAACAAATATGCTACCTTTATCCCAATTGCTGGTTACCACATCATAGTCAATTTTCTTAATGCAGATATGAGCGTGCCATTTTCCTCTCTCACCACGCTCAATCCTGCCTCTATATTTAAACTCAGGCAATCCATTCGTTTGGCAGTAATATTTCAATCGCCTGAGATAGTTTTTTACGTCTCGCAAGCACTCGTCTTCTTCATTGTTGTAACGATACTTCAGAGTAACCCACATATCACCGGGGACAAAATTATTCAAAATTTCTCTGCGTGTTTTTTTCTCAGCTCTTATTTCATTTGCCTGCTTCTGTTTCTCTGAGGTTTCAGACTGACGGACTGACCGACCAACTCCTTTGAGATTTCTTTTTCTTATTGACTTATAAACCTCAACCTCTACCATGTCACCTGATGTAATAGTTCTCTCATAGTAGTGCACAGTCTTAACCTCCTTCTACTATAAATTTCGTTACAACTTTAATTGCTTTAACAGGCATTTAAAGAGCCGCTCGGTGCTCTCAATTTCATATACCTATATATAAGGCTACACACTCCCGAGCTTTTTCGAGAGTGTGTTTTTCTTTGTTTTAAGGCTTCAGAAGAAGTTCCTCGGGAATGTTGCTATCATATATTTCTCTGGGTGGAATCCTTGAAGCAAGAAGCTTTATATCCTCATGCGAAAGCTCTGAGAATACAGAGGGCAAGGTTTCCTTTTCCAATTCATCTAAAAACCTGCAAAGAGCATCCTTAAGCCTCTCTCTGCTGTCTTCATCATAGATAACTTCATCAATACAACTATCTATGTCTGTATCTCTCATAGCGTGGTCATATAAAACCGAGAATATATAAGAGCCGCTCAGACTGTCGATAATCTCAAGTGCCTTTGGCAGTGCCACATGAGAACCGCTCCTTAGAAGCTCTGCTAAATCATTCATATCTTTACTATAGGTAATAGTGTTTGTAAGTTGACGTTGGTACATATGCCTGGCTATCACCAAGCTATTGTGAATATGCTCTGCTCTCAATATGTATCTACGCTTAATCTGTGCACCCTGCTCAGGTGATATCGCATCCAACCTCGCAAGCATATATAAGTGAGCCATACCCAGCACATAACTCATTTCTTCAAACTTAAGAGAGAAAAGCTTCTTATCATCCATATTAGGACCCCACTCAAAAGCAAGCCTGTCCAGCTCTTGATATCGCTTAGCTCTGGGACTAAGCTCCACAGTAGATTCTTTAACCATTACATCCATCCCTCTCAGTAGCCAAAGGTACACTGTAGTTGGGCTTTAATGAGCACGTATCAAAAGGCGAATCGCTTTTTCGTATCATAACAGGCTTAATCGACATAACAATGTAATCAGCTTTTAACATCTCTTTGTTATTTAATATGTAGTCGATATAAACCAAGCAGCTTGCACCGGTATAGCTTTGATTTTCAAATTCATTTAATGCAAGCAAATCACCAACCTTGAAAGGTCTGTCGCTTTTTCTTACTTCAAATGTTTTCTTACCCGAAACCACATCAGCAAAATACTCAGGTTTTATTTTAAGTTCGTGTATCATTGTTACTCCTCCTTAATCACACGCATAGTCATATTCAAATAAAAGCCTTCTCAAAGCCTCTCTTTGTCGTTCAGTTAACTTCTTTGTTTTCAATAATCTTTTTAACTGAACTTTATCTTCGAATCGGAAGCGCTCATCTTCTTTTATAGGATGATATTCTCGAAATTCACTCATATTTACCTCTCTGGTTTTTCATGTGAACCTCACATCTGGTAACAAAAGCTTTCAGTTCTTCAAGTGTTTTCTCGTTAAGCAGAAGTGCAGGCATAATTATTGCAATAAGAATGAGTCCTTCTTTTACGGCAAAATAGGTTGTACCGTCAGCAGCCACTCTTTCATAGATTCTCAGCATATCTTCGTTTGTATCGGAAAGCGGAGTAAGATATTTGCCGTCTATAAATTCGCAGCCCGCAGATGTAAGTACCTGTATATAAGTAACTCCGTTGATGGAAACCTTTATAGGGTTAATCTCGCAAACACTTTCGTTTTCTACACTGCTTTCAAAAGAAAGACGTGCCGGGAGCTCGTAAAAATGTCGAGCATATATTTTCTCTTTCTTCTTACCTACAATATCATAAGTAGCACAAATAGTTTCGGTATCAAAGTGAGGTACACCATGCAATGGATAAATCGCATATCCATCTGATAACCACTGGCAATCCTCACTTTCATACAGATGTATGGTCTTCTGTGCTTTGCAAAAACTTAATACTTTGTTTAAAATCAACAGTATCACTCCCTAATATTTCATTTATTTTCCTATCCATAGCCAAGCCTAAGTTATAGCAGTTACCGTGTGATATGTGGTTCTTCCATGCATTGTAGGAATCGTTGAACTTCTCTATAGGCAACTTACCCTCGGCAACAAGCTTAGCCATTTTCAGGTACTTTCTCTGAGCATTTCTCTTGTTCTGATTCTTAAGCTTCTGTATACAGCAACCGCTCGGGGTCATATAAAGGTGAAACCCCAGATAATTTACTCCGTTTTTAAAGGGTGCTATCTGAGTCTTGCCGTTAAAGGTAAGTCCAAGAGTTTTAATAAACGCCTTCATAACCTCAAGACAGTAGTTTAAGTACTCCTTGCTCTGATGTATAAGGCAGAAGTCGTCCATGTATCTGCCAAAATATTCAATGCCGAGCTCACCCTTAATGAGCTTGTCCATACCATCTAAATAAAGCAGTGCAAGCCCTTGGTTAATCTGATTACCCAGAGGAAGTCCTTTCCCCTCGGTACTGTCTATATAGAGATTACAAAGCCAACAAATGTCTTTATCGTCTCCAAAGTAATACTCCACAATATCCTTCATTTTGCCATGCTCGATATTGTAAAAATACTTTGTTATATCGCACTTCAGTATATAACCGTCAAAGCCGTGTTTTTTATAGAATGCTTCCATTTGCTTTTTAAATCGCAATGCACCAAACAAAGGGCCTTTTTTCTTTTGTCCGGCACAATTATCATAAAGAAACACATTCTTAAGTCTGGGCATAATAACATTGTCACATAAACTGTGCTGTATGACCTTGTCCTTGAAAGAACACGTTTTAATATCACGTTCCTTAGGCTCATATACCTTGAATTCACTATAGGCGGATATTGTGTAGGTTTTATTCTTAAGCTGCTGTATCAGAGTGTTTATTCCGTCAAGTGCCATAACACTGAATTTTGAAATACTTCTTTTACTGCCTTTTCCGCTTCTTGCTTTTCGGTATGCCCGGTACATGTTATTAAAATCAACGACTTTCTCGAACTCGGTCATAAGCATTCTTCCTTTTTTGTTTATCCATACGGAAAGGTTGTGCATTCTTTTGGTGAAGTGGTGTACTGATTTCGGCTTACTGCCTACTCTGTCTGACTATCCACCAATACGGGCGCACGCCGTTGTTGTTGTAGTTACTGTTGTTGTAGTTGATGTTGCCGGAGGGCGAAACGCAAAAAGAAAAATACAACGCACAACCTATGGGTTTATTTACTTTCTTTGGTTCTCCAGGCTAAAGCCATGTGCTTTACGTCTGTTACCATAGAGGACCAATTTGCTACCGTAGCAGCATTTATAATTTCTAATCTCATTGACAGTTCTATGAAAAACAAAAGCTCGTCACAATAAGCTATTGCAAGAGTAATCTTGTTACAACGTTGCCGCTTATAGGCAGTGTTATCAATTCTGTTTGCCTCAAGCAATTCTGTGTATATGTCGATACATCTGTTCTGTATTTTATCAACGAGAGAATGTCTGTACTTCTTAGGGTACCTGTTACAATTCGAGGTTAATTTGAAGGTATGCTCTGCGAGACTCTGAGCTTTATCAATTACCCTCATATCAGAACTTGCCATTATTACTCCTCACAAGATACAGAGATAGAAGAATTAAAGATATAAAACGGGCGCACGCCGTAGTTGCCGTAGATACTGCGGTAGTAGCTGATGTCGCCGCCGGGCGAAACGCAAACAACCCAGGCACTAGAGTTGTACTCAGGTGTGCTGTCGGGTGTAGTAAGCCACCACCAACCATCAACCGGGTACTTATTAAATATCTCCCTGTTATTTCTGTAGAAATCAAAAGTAGGTAATGCAACCTTAGACTTCATAACACCGTACTCACGGGAGCCATCAAGAGAAAAGAGGTCTGTCTCAAACTCAAGCACGTTCTCTGCGCCGATTGCAGCTTCAATTTTAGGAAGCATCTCATCCAGCAGTTTCTTGAGTACATCACTTTCTGAAAAATTGTTATTTTTACCGAAGTATGAGTTAAACTGTAAATCTTTGGTAACAGCAATTACTCTGTCACCTTCTTGAGCAAACTTGATAAACTCAATGTCTGCAACTTTAAAAGTTTTTGACACCTGCACATCACTTAACATTACTTCCATGTTTATTTCCTCCCTTTACTTAGATACAAAGATATTAGAATTTAAGATACAAAACGGGCGCACGCCG